CCAGCCAAAGGGCCTGTAAGAACGCAAATAATAGGTAAAGAAACAACTGAAAAAAAAGAAGCGGCAGTGCGTGTTCAAGAAGACATGAACTACCAACTCACGGAGAAAATGCCTGAGTATCGCCCTGAGCACGAGAAGATGTTGTGGAACCTGCCGTCAGCCGGTTCCGCATTTAAAAAGGTTTACTACGACCCAAGCCTAGAGCGCCAAGTATCGGTGTTTATTCCAGCAGAAGACATCATCTTGCCCTACGGCATTAGCGAGATCAACACCTGCCATCGCATTACCCATGTGATGCGGAAGACCAAGAACGATTTGTTGAAGTTGATTAATGCGGGGTTTTATCGTGATGTTGATTTGGGTGAACCAAGCAAGTTCACCAGCGATATTCAAGAGCGCAAGGACAAAGAGACAGGTTTCTCTGCAACGTACGACGACCGCTTTGAAATTTACGAAGCGCACGTAGACTTGGACTTGCCGGGGTATGAGGATAAAGATAAAGAAGGTAACGCCACCGGCATTGGTCTGCCATATGTAGTAACCATGATCCGTGGCACCAATCAGGTTTTAGCAATACGCAGAAACTGGAAAGAAGATGACCCTCTTAAACTTAAGCGGCACCATTTTGTGCATTACCAGTATATTCCTGGTTATGGCGCTTATGGCTTTGGACTATTTCACCTTATTGGTGGTTACGCGAAGAGTGCAACTAGTATCATGCGCCAGCTTGTCGATGCTGGCACTTTATCTAATCTCCCTGGCGGTCTAAAAAGCCGAGGATTGCGCATCAAAGGCGACGACACGCCAATCGCCCCGGGTGAGTTTAGAGACGTGGATGTAGGTAGTGGTGCCATAAGAGACAACATCCTTCCGCTACCCTACAAAGAGCCCTCGATGGTTCTGTCTGGCTTAATGGACAAGATCGTTGAAGAGGGCAGACGCTTTGCGGCTACCTCGGATATGAAGGTAGCGGATATGTCCAATCAGGCGCCGGTTGGAACCACACTCGCTATCCTCGAAAGAACCCTAAAAGTAATGAGTGCGGTACAAGCCCGCGTTCACTACTCGATGAAGCAGGAGTTGCAGTTACTGGCTGGGATTATTCGGGATTACACAGACGACGAGTACACCTACGAGCCAGAGGAAGGCACACCACGCGCTAAGAAGGCTGACTACAGCAACGTAGAAGTTCTACCGGTCAGCGACCCCAATGCCGCCACCCTAAGCCAGCGAGTAGTACAGTACCAAGCGGTTATCCAGCTAGCACAGATGGCTCCGCAGATTTACAACATGCCAGTGCTGCATAGGCAAATGCTAGAGGTGTTGGGGATTAAGCATGCGGACAAGCTAGTGCCGCTCGAGGAGGATCAGAAGCCGACCGACCCGATCTCGGAGAACCAGAACGCGCTGCGTGGCAAGCCATTAAAAGCCTTCTCGTATCAAGATCACGAGGCTCACATCAAGGTTCACACCTCCGCTATGAATGACCCCGTTGTTCAGCAACTGATTGGGCAGAACCCACAGGCAGCGGTAATTCAAGGGTCTATGCAAGCGCATATCGCCGAGCACGTTGGCTACGCCTACCGTGTCAAGATGCAGCAGGCTCTTGGCTTTGCCTTGCCAGATCAGGAAGACGAGTTGCCAGAGGACATGGAGAGAGAACTTAGCCGCATGATGGCAGAAGCCGCACCGCAAGTGCTGGCGCAGTCTCAAGCCATGATGGCTCAGCAACAAGCTGCACAGAACGCTCAAGACCCAGTGCTTCAACTCCAGATGCAAGACCAGCAACGCAAGAACAAAGAGACTGAGATCAAGGAGAAGAAGCTCATGATGGACGCGGCGTCTAAGGCCGACGAGATCAGGCTAAAAGAGCAAGAAATACAGTCTAAAGAGCGCCTTGCGGGTATGAACGCGCAGATCAAGGTCATTGAAGACGCTAAAAACCGAGCAGCAAAACTACAAGAAACTAAAAAACCAACGAAGGAGTAGTAAATGGACTTAATTGTTATGGACTTTATCGAGGCGATGCGCAACAAAATTCGCACCGATATGAACAACTTTACGGACGACTTGGCTACGGGCGCATGCCCAGACCATGCGGCCTATAAAGAGCTTTGCGGGGTTATTCGAGGTCTAGCCTATGCAGAGCGTCACCTACTTGACCTCGCTGAAAACATAGAGAAGGCTAACGATGAGTGAAGCTATAGCAGTTCCGGAAAAAGAAATAATCCTGCCGCCGGGCGTATTTAAAGCCCCAGAAGTGGATCATGAGTATGAACAAGCCGAGCAAAAGGCAAAAGCGCTACCAGACCCAAAAGGTTGGCGACTGCTGTGTGCCTTGGTTGACGCGGGCGATACCTACGAGAGTGGGATTGTTAAGTCTGACCAGACGGTAAAAATCGAGGAAATTACTTCCCCGGTCTTGTTCGTAGTCAAGCTTGGACCAGATGCCTACAAAGACCCTGAAAAGTTTCCTGAAGGCGCGTGGTGTAAAGAAGGCGATTTCGTGATTACTCGCCCGTATACGGGTACCAGAATCATGATTCACGGCAAGGAATTTCGCTTGATTAATGACGACCAAGTAGAAGCGACGGTCGAAGACCCACGTGGCATACAACGCGTTTAAAGGAGATAAACATGGCTGAATATGAAACAGAAGAGTTTAAGTTTCCGCATGAAACTGAAGAGACGGAATCTAAGGGTAAACCCGAAGATGACATAGAAATTGATGTCGATGCTGAAGGTGACGTATCCATTGAGATTGAGGACGACACCCCACCCCGCGACAGAACCGCTAAGCCTTTGGACAGAAATGTCGAAGACCCAACGGATGAAGAGATTGAGTCATACACCAAAGGTGCGCAGGCTCGTATCAAAGAACTAACACATGCGCGGCACGATGAACGTCGCGCTAAAGAAGCAGCGCAGCGCGAAAAGCAAGAACTTGAGCGATTAGCTCAGCAGTTCATGGAAGAGAATCGTAGGCTTAAAGAGTATGTAAAGACCGGCGAAGCTACCTATGCAGAAACTTTGCAAGCCAAAGCTGAAGCAGAGATGGAGATGGCGCGACGTAAGTTTAAAGAAGCGCAAGAATCCTACGATGCTGATGCGATGCTAGAAGCGCAAGAAGCGTTGACTGATGCAAAGATGAAGCTTGAGAGTGCAAAAAATTTCAAGCCGACCCCTTTACAAAATAATCAAGATGATGTACAAACGTATCAAACGGCTCCCGAAGCCCCCAAACTTGATGATAAAACCTTGCGCTGGCAAGCAAAAAACCAGTGGTTTGGAACTCCGGGGTACGAAGAAATGACGGCCTTTGCTCTAGGGCTGCACCAAAAACTAGTGGCTACCGGGGTTGATCCCCGCTCAGATGAATACTTCGAGCGCGTAGATGCTCGCTTAAAACAGGTCTTCCCGGAGATGTTGGGCGGAACTGAGACGGTTAAGGCTGAGCCGACTAAAAAACCTGCGAATGTTGTGGCTCCTGCCACCCGTTCATCGGGTGCCAAGAAAGTAATCAAACTCACTACGACCCAAGCTCGCTTGGCGGAGAAGTATGGTTTATCCCACAAACAATATGCACAGGAAATTTTAAAATTGGAGGCTCAAAATGGCTAATAACCGCGCAACCCGTGAACAAGAAACACGCGAAAATAACACCCCTAGGTACGAATATCGTCCACCTAGTACTTTGCCTGAACCTAACCCGGACCCAGATTACGACTTTCACTGGGTAGCAACTTCGATTGCTGGACAAGACAACGCCACAAACGTGTCTCAAAAGTTCCGCGATAAGTGGGTACCGTGTAAGGCAGAAGACTATCCTGAACTCCAGATCAACGGCAATAAGGATGGGAACGTAGAAATTGGTGGCTTGCTCTTGTGCAAGAAACCTAAAGAACTGGCTGAAGCCCGTAGACGCTATTTTGATGACAAAGCTCAAAAACAAATGGAGTCCGTGGACAACAGCTTTTTGAAAAACAACGACGCTCGTATGCCTTTGTTTGCTGATCGAAAGAGCACAACAACCAGAGGACGCGGGTTTGGTAATGGTAATTCTTAATTAGGAGATTTAAATGGCTTATCCAACCGTTTCTGCTCCCTATGGCTTAGTACCAATCAACAGCGTGGATGGCAAACCCTACGCTGGTGCAACCCGTCAATTGCCAATCGCTAGTACTTATAACACTGCGATTTTTAACGGGGATATTGTTCGTGTAGCCGCAGGTGGCACAATTGAAAAATCAACTGTAACTGTTGACTCTACAACCGCAGCCGCAAACAACACTTATGGTGTGTTTATGGGTGTTCAGTACGTTAACAGCCAAGGTCAAACCGTTCAGGCTCAATACTATCCAGGCAACGCCGCTGCTTCTAGTGCTGTTGCTTACGTAGTTGATGATCCTATGGCTGCTTTCAAAACGGCAGTAACTTTCAGCGGCAACGCTACTGTAACTACCGTTAATCAAAGCATCATTGGTACCAACATGTCTGTACGTCAAGGTACTGGTAGCACCATAACTGGTGACTCCGCTGTATCTGTGTACGCAACTAACGCACAAGGTAATGCTGCTGCACTGCCAGTTCGTGTAGTTGAAGTAGTTCCTGCAACTGCGACTGGTGCAAATGCCTTCACTGAAGTTGTTGTGAAGTTGAATAACCCACAAATCCTCCGTGCTGCTGCACTGGATTACACAGCATAAGGAGCTTAAAAAATGGCTATTTCTCGTGCACAACTACTAAAAGAGTTGCTCCCCGGCCTCAATGCCTTGTTCGGTTTAGAGTACAAGCGTTACGGCGAAGAGCACAAAGAGATCTACGAAACTGAGAAATCAGAGCGTAGCTTCGAAGAAGAAACCAAGTTGTCTGGCTTCAGTGCCGCTCCCGTCAAGAACGAGGGCAGCGCAATTGCTTATGACAATGCGCAAGAAGCTTTCACAGCGCGCTATAACCATGAAACCATCGCTTTAGGTTTCTCGATCACCGAAGAGGCGATTGAAGATAACTTGTATGACAGCCTTTCTGGTCGTTATACCAAAGCATTGGCTCGTGCCATGGCTTATACCAAGCAAGTTAAAGCTGCTTCTGTATTGAACAACGGCTTTACCAACTCCAGCCAGTATTACGGCGGCGACGGTGTACCTCTGTTTTCTACTCAGCATCCTTTGGTTTCTGGTGGTGTTAACAGCAACCGTCCTACCACTGGCGCTGACTTGAATGAAACTTCGTTGGAAAACGCAGTTATTCAGATTAGCTTGTGGACAGACGAGCGCGGATTGCTCATCGCAGCAATGCCCCGTAAGCTGATTATTCCTCCACAACTTCAGTTCGTTGCAACCCGTTTACTTGAGACTAACCTTCGTGTTGGTACCAACGACAACGACATCAACGCATTGAAGAACAATGGCTCAATCCCAGAAGGTTACGCAATTAACCACTATCTGACTGATCCAAATGCATGGTTCTTGACCACCGACGTTCCTAACGGCATGAAGCATTTTGAGCGTATGCCTTTAAGCAACTCGATGGATGGTGATTTCGACACCGGTAACGTACGTTATAAGGCTCGTGAGCGTTATTCGTTCGGCTGGTCCGATCCTCTCGGTATGTTCGGTTCACCCGGAGCTTAAGTTGTACAGGGGGCCATGTGCCCCCTTTTTGTTGGGCTGGTTAAGCAGACGTAAAAGGATGTAGTAAGCGGTGTATTTTTCTGCTTTCATAACCGCGTGAAGTAACTACCAAATTTTCAGCCCAACGCTTGCTTTTTATGTTATATGGAGTAAGATTCGTTTATCTGGGTGAATCGCTTATCAAACCGCCCCAGCGGACGCATACACGATTGATAGGCTGAACTTTGTATGAAGGACAATTTATTATGGCATTAGCAACTACCTCAGCCGTATGGCGCTCCACTGGTGGAGATCAAACACGTACAGCATATGCTGGCTCCATGGTTATGGCAGCACAGTTTTACATCGCAAACACCGCAGCAACTTCAAACGTAGTAACTTCTTCAGCTACTGGCGCTCCAGCGTTGATTCTGCCTGCTGGCGCAGTTGTTACCGAAGTTATTGTTTCTAGTGGTGGCGGCGGTAATGCCACTGCTAACGTAGGGTTTACCCCATTAATTGGTGTTGGTCCAGCACAAACTCCTACTCTTGGTACAAACGTACCAGCCGCTTTTGTTTCTGCTGGTAACGTTTCTGCACGTACAGTATTTACTGTTGGTGGTACAGGCGGAGGAGATTCTTTGGGTAACGTAGCTAACGCAACTAACTTAGTTGTTGTAACTAATACCCAAGGCGCTGCTAACGCTATTGCTGGTGTTGTTTCTGGCGACATAATCTATTACGTAGCTGATACTGGCGCAGAAAACGTCTAATAGGAGGCCACATGGCTATGCAATATGACGTAAAGTCGTACCATGCAACAGCGTCATCGCTTGCGTATGGGGATCGTACACGCTTAAAAGGGATAGTTATATCTCCTAGCACGTCTACGACTTTTAACTCCTGTATAGTTGATACGGCTGGGGCTTTGACGGGAACGTACGATATTCCAGGCTCAACAACCTGTACAGTGACTATTGCTAATCATGGCTTGTCTGATGGAGACATAGTTGGGTTGAATTTTACTAGTGGTACGGCGGTAGACGACAGTTATGTGGTGGCAAATGTAACAACCAATACATTTACTGTAACCACAGCAACCTTAACGACTAGTGGCAACGTAACCATGTATCCTAAGATTCTGACCGAATTAGATTGCTCAACAGGAACAGCGTTTTATACGTTAATTCCAGGTGAAGGCATCCTTGCGACAGAAGGGTTATTTTGCTTGTTGCCCTCCACAACCGTAACTATGACTGTTTTTTACGGATAGGAATAGGCCATGATGCAATATGACGTCAAATCCGCCCGTGCCGCAGGTACGGGATTGCTTGTAACGCAAATTCCTGTAAGGTTAAAGTCTATTACGGTAACTAGCGGAACTTCATCTTCAAGACAGACCGCTATATGTGACCCTAGCGTTCAAGAGTCTGGTACATACTCCCGTACTAGCCCTAGCGCTACCATTACTGTGACTATTGTTAACCATGGTTTTGTTACTGGGCAGCGGGTATTTTTAGACTTTACGTCTGGTACTGGACGTGATGGCGTATATGAAGTTACAGTAACAGGTGATAACACTTTTACTTGTGCAGACGCTCCAACCACAACAACAAGCGGAAATGTCACAGCATATAGCAGTATTGCTTTAGAAATTGATACATTTAGTACAGTTGGACTACCTATTTTGATTCCAGGCGAAGGCATTTATTGCCCGAATGGTATTTTTGTGGGTTGTGGCTCTTCTGTGACTGCGACGGTGTTCTATGGCTAAGTCTCCTGCATGGACTCGCAAAGAAGGCAAGAACCCCGAAGGCGGTCTAAACGCCAAGGGCAGGGCTTCCTACAATGCTGCTAACCCTGGCAAACCAGGCCTGAAAAGGCCTCAGCCAGAAGGCGGCGCTCGCCGGGATTCGTTCTGCGCCCGCATGAAGGGTATGAAAAAGAAGTTAACTTCAGCCAAAACCGCCAATGATCCGAACTCACGGATTAATAAGTCTTTACGGGCTTGGAACTGCAAAGAAGGCGGTTCTGTCCGTGGTGGAGGCTGCGAAGTTAGGGGTAAGACGAAAGGCAGGATAATTTAATGTTAGGTTTAGCCGCTCGTATGGCAGCAAAAATGGCTGCTAAAAAAATGGGTAAACAGGCTGCAAAAGAAGCAGACGAAATACCTCGCTATACGCAGTCTAAAAGCTTTAAAGCCCTTGAGAAAGCGCAAAAAAACAGTGGTCCGGAAGCCGTCATTAGAGACATGGAAAAAGCCGGGGCTGTTGCTTTAGGTTCAGGTTTTGCTGGCGCCGCAGGTAAATCATCTTTGGAAGATAAAGAGGCAGAAAGCGAAAGTAGCTACAAACGTGGCGGTAAAGTATCCTCCGCTTCCAAACGTGCCGATGGGTGCGCTATTAAAGGCAAGACTAAAGGTCGGATGGTATGAGCGACAGTATTTATTTATGGTTTTGGAACCTAGGACTATCTATCGTTATGGGCATCGTAGGATTTTGGGCTAAGGAAAAAGCTGCTGAACTTCAGCGCATTAGCATTTTGGTAAACAAAACTCGTGAGGAGGTGGCACGTGATAACGTCACTCAAGCAGAAATTGACAAAGTTATGGAGCACATTGATGCAAGGTTTAACAAGCTTGAAGGCAAAATTGATTTACTTATTCAGAAAGGTCTAGCATGAAACATTCAGATATGAGCAAAGACATGCCAATGATGAAAAAAGTAGCTTCGGCTGCTGTCAAAGGGCATGAAAAGAAAATGCACAAAATGGCTAAGGGCGGTGTAACCCGTGCCGATGGTTGCGTAATGAAAGGCCACACCAAAGGCAAAATGGTCAAAATGATGGGTGGCGGAAGCTGCTAAATGGACGAATACACCGCCGACCCTTTTCAGACTGAGCGCGAAGCCTTCCGTGTTTTACGGAAGATGAACGCTGAAAAAGTCCAAGACGCAGAAGCTAAGCAAAAGGCGGCTGATGCCCGCAATTTAGCTAAGCGTTTTGTAACTGAAGGTAAAAGCGTATTTGGGAGCGGTGCTGGTGATTTGGAAAAAGGCATGATGGGCGGGCGTATGAAGAAGCCAACTTATAGAAAAGGCGGCACCGTGTCATCAGCCTCAAAGCGTGCAGATGGTTGCGCCATTAAAGGCAAGACGAAAGGCAGAATGATATGAGAGCATCTCGTGGAATGGGGGCAATAATGCCCTCTAAAATGCCCGGAAAGAAAGTAATACACCGCAAGGACAAGCCCCAAGATGTTGATTTGTATGCCGAAGGCGGCGCAGTAAAGTCCAAGGTTAATCAAGCGGGCAATTACACTAATCCTAGTATGCGCAAGTCTTTATTTGAGAGCATTAAAAACTCGGCAACCCAAGGCACTGCGGCCGGTCAATGGTCTGCAAGAAAAGCGCAATTGTTGGCTAAGAAGTACAAAGAAAAAGGCGGAGGTTATCGTGGCTGAAAAATGGATACAGAAGGCGATTAAAAAACCTGGCGCATTACGTAGCGCTATGGGGGTTAAAGCTGGTGAAAAAATCCCTGCCAAGAAACTGGCTACAGCAGCTAAAGCTCCCGGCAAAATGGGTCAACGTGCGAGGTTAGCTCAGACTTTGTCGAAGCTAAAGAAATAATGTTTTCGTGGCTTTGGAGACTTTTTAATGGCACTAGCAAAACCCCAGCGCAGCCTCAAGGCATGGACGAAGCAAGAGTGGACAACGAAGTCCGGCAAGAAGTCGTCCGAAACCGGAGAGCGGTACCTGCCAAAAAAGGCAATACAGGCTCTAAGCCCCGCCGAGTACGCAGCAACAACTCGAGCAAAGCGAGCCGGAAAAGCCCAAGGAAAGCAGTTTGTGCCACAGCCTCCAAAGGTAAAGCAAAAGGTAAAGTCCTTCCGAAAGGTTAAATAATGACTGTCGTCGCAAATGCAACCTTTAACCTAGACTTAACTGAAATAGTTGAGGAAGCTTTTGAGCGTTGTGGCTCAGAGCTACGTTCTGGTTACGATTTAAAGACTGCGCGTCGCAGCCTCAACCTGCTGTTTGCTGATTGGGCAAACCGCGGTATTAACCTATGGACGGTTGAGCAGGGGCAGATTGCTTTAGAGCAAGGCGTAAATACGTATAACTTACCGATAGATACTGTGGACTTGCTTGAGCATGTGATCCGTACAAACCCTGGGGTGCAGAACAACCAAGCCGACTTAACCATCACACGCATCAGCGTGTCCACCTACGCAACCATCCCAAACAAGCTACAACAGGCGCGGCCTATTCAGGTGTGGGTAAATCGTCAGTCTGGTGCAGACTACGATGGTACAAGCACAACAACCCCGCCTGTGGGTGTTGATTACCCTAAGATAGTGGTGTGGCCTACCCCAGACCAAGGGACGCAACAAAACCCCTACTACACTTTTGTGTACTGGCGGTTGCGGAGAATTCATGACGCTGGTAACGGCGTTAATACAATGGACATTCCGTTCCGTTTCTTGCCCTGCATGATTGCAGGGTTGGCGTATTACCTGTCGGTCAAGCTACCAGAAGCTCAGCAACGTATTGCCATGCTAAAAGCTCAGTACGACGAGGCTTGGCAGTTCGCCGCAGATGAAGATCGTGAAAAAGCGGCGGTGCGCTTTGTGCCACGCAGAATGTTTATTACGTAAGGGATAGTGTGTGCCAAATAGATTTGCTTCGGGTAAGTATGCGATTTCGCAGTGCGACCGCTGCAATTTCCGCTATCCGCTTAAAGTTTTGAAAACGGAGATTATTAAGACCAAGCCATATCAGATACGTGTTTGTCCTACGTGCTGGGATCCAGATCACCCACAGTTGCAGTTAGGTATGTACCCTGTGGAAGACCCGCAAGCGTTGCGTAACCCAAGACCGGACAATACTTACTATCAGGGTGGCTATACGGGGCTGCAGTTAAACCAGAACGCGGGGTCAACGCTAGATGGGTTTGGTGATCCGACGATGGGTAGTAGGGTTTTCCAGTGGGGATGGAACCCCGTTGGGGGTGGGTCAAACTGGCCTCAAACGCCAAATGACTTGGTTTCTGGTGTAGTTTTGGGTACAGTTACGGTAACAACAACTTAGGAGAAAAACATGTTTAAAAAAGGCGCTGACGGTGTAACTAAGCAGGGCAAAACCAAAGGTAAAAACCTTGGTGATTCTGGCCCATCTGTAGGTATTCAGCATGGCGGTAAAGGCAAAGGAGCCAAAACCGTTACTAACGAAAGCTTGAAAGCTATGGGTCGCAATATGGCTCGCGTAGCTAATCAAGGAATGATGCGCAAGAGCGCAGGAAGAGGACGTTAATCATGGCTAAATACAGTATGAAACGGGACGGTAAAGAAGTCGGTCCGGCTTCTGTTTACGCAGAACCCCACACAATGACAGGAAAGAAAGTGACCGTAGCTGGGTCTATTAAAGATGAGTCCGGCGCTAAAGTAATGGACGAGCTTGATATTTCTGTTGGCAAACTGAGCAAAAACACCGGTAAAGGCGTAAAGACTGATGGCATTAAAATTCGTGGTACTGGCGCAGCTACTAAAGGTGTGATGGCTAGAGGGCCGATGGCATAATGAATTACTCACAGTTAACGCAAGCGATTATTGACTATATAGAATCTGACGAACAGCTTCTTGTAGACAACATCCCGCTTTTTGTCCAACAATGTGAAGAGCGCGTTTATAACGCCGTTCAAATCCCAGCCATTCGCAAGAATCAGGTTGGTAACTTCACTCAGGGCGACAAATACCTTGCGTTACCGAGCGACTATTTAGCCTCGTTTTCTATGGCGGTAATTTTGGCTGATGGGTCTCAGGAGTTCTTGATTGACAAAGACGTTAACTTTATTCGTCAAGCCTACCCCAGCCCTACTGATGAAGGCGTACCCCGTTACTACGCCCAGTTTGAGCCATACACATACATTATTGGCCCTACCCCGGATGATAACTACCAAGTAGAACTGCATTATTACTACTACCCACAGTCAATTGTGACTGCTGGAACCTCTTGGCTGGGCGATAATTTTGAGACTGTTTTACTCTATGGTTCGTTGCGTGAAGCCGTTATCTTCCAAAAGGGAGAGCAAGACATGGTTACATATTACGAGTCAAAGTATCAAGAATCCTTAGCGTTACTCAAAGACTTGGGTGATGGTAAAGATAGACGTAGCGCATACCGTGATGGACAATTAAAATTACCCGTACC